TCCTCGACCATGTCCAACCGTCCACTACGGTCCTTTGCCGGATAGCCCCAGGGGTTGACTTGATGCGTAACAAAAGCGCGGTAGGGATTGCCGGAATCGTCCTTTAGTGCAACCATGCTGATGATCTCGTCAAAGATGCCCGGCAATTCGTTGCCTGCTTTGGCGCCTTCGATTTGCGGCACCCAAAGAGCACGGCCGTAATCATCCTCTTTCCGATCAAGACCACCGACAACCCATATATTTTTGTCTCTGCAATATTGAATTTGGGTTAGCCACTGAACTAATTCACGGCCGACCAGTCCATAGGCCCCGCGGTTGTCCTGCTTGCCCGTCTTTTCTGAGAACGCTTCCGGCTGACCGGTTGCCCATTGCCAGCACAGACGCGAGGCAACCGAAATGGAATCCCAAAAAACAGTGTCGTATTTCTGAAGAAAGGACGGATCAGTTTCCCCAGCTATGAATTCATAATGGGCTTGACTATACGGCTGTTCCGGTCGTCTCGATGGATTGGGACCGGTCATAAGGCAAGCCATATTGATCGCTTCTTCCCACGTATTGATTTTGATCTGATCCACCGGACAATCCTGGACAGCCAGGTCCCCGCCCTCAAGGTCGAGGAAGAGTGTTTTATCCGGATCAAGGCTCCACAAGAGAGACGTTTTGCCGATACCGTGGGGCCCAAATATCGCTCCCTTGATTCGTTTTCTCTCAGCCAATCGTTGATCCGCGGTTATGATTTTCATGCTTGCACCTCCTAATTATTTTTTCTCTGATTCAACGCGCTCCACGTTGAAGGCCTCTTCGCCGAATTCCCGGGTGAGGAAACCGGTGAAGATGCGGGCGATGGCACGGCCGACATCGGTCGCCGCGTCCACGAC